GGATGTGTTCCCTTCCAGGCAATCAAACCAGACGGCACCGTACTTTTTGTAGATCCGGATGACTCTGCCCATATGGGAGTAATTAAAGATGACCAGTGCTCCCAGCTTCGGTACGCTTCCGGTCTTTCCTTTTCGCTCAAATGCTGCCAAAGTGCTGAAGCAGTTGTACCCCACATAGGTCTGCGGAGTCATGCACCAATGCTTCAGAGCTTCCGCCTTGCCGTATTCGTACAGTTCCAGGGCAAACTGAAATGTCGCGCACCATGGCTGTGCCTGGCATCCCGCGAGGCCTGCCGCGTTGACATCTCGCGCAAAGCAGGTATAGTTCCTGCTTCCCCGATTATCCCGGAGGGAATCCAGATATGCATTGGATGCTTTCTCGATATATCCTACAAAGGACTTCCCCGTTGCGATTAATCCTTCCAGGCTTCCCATAGCTCCTCCTACTTGATCTCAGATGCCGGTCCGGTCGGTTTGTCTGCTGCCGGTCCAACACCCTTGCGGAGCTTCTCCGCCTCTTCCGGGAGTGCCGGTCCGGTTGCCGGGATCACCTGATCAAACTCCTCCTGGGTCATCAGGTCCAGCTCCGGAGTCTTGAAAGTGTTGTTTACCTGGTCCTTTACCTTCTCATCAAATTCCGGTGTACGCTCCATGATATCCTCCTTATCTTTCCCCGCCATCTGCGAGGCCTTCGCCGACACAATATGCTACTACGGATGCTCCGGAAAGGATGATCGCAGCTACCTGTGATGCTTCTGCTTCCGAATGCCCCATATAAATCATGAGTCCTGTGACAAATCCTGTCACAGCTACCCACAGTTTTCTGCTGCACAGTTTTCTTTTCCAGTCGATCATTCTTCTCTCGTCTCCCTTCCTTCCATTCGATCCAGTCTCTTGTGGGCCTGCTTTGCCGATGCCTCTACTCTGGTGATGCGCTCCCGCAGGTCGTTCAGATCATCGCGCATAGACCGCACATCTCCCTTGAGTTCCACGATCCCCTCTGCTATTGATTCCAGCTTAATCATCATAGTTGTGAGCTGAGATGTCTGGTCTTTGGTTCCCTTGTTGGCAAACTGGTAAATTGAGAAAAGCAAAGCGATAATTGATACGACGATTGGCATGTTATTCATAGCAGGTCCTCCTTATGTCTCTTTTCATCTTTATCGTACAGAATATCCTTCAAAATATGCACCTAGAAAAGGGACCCCCGAAGGGGTCCCCGTGATGGAGGAAAACCTAGTTCATGTTCTTGTCGTAGGAGGATTCCTTGTACCCTTCCAGCATCCACAGAGCCTTCCGTTTCTTTGCGTCTGTGGTCTGGGTCTTGATATAGTTTACAATCTTATCCTGCTTTCCGTCTCCGGAGAACCTGCTCAGGTCAGACCGGTACTTGAGGAAATCCCAGTCTCCGTATCCTGCGTCTTTCCATGCTGTGTACTTCTTGGAGGCTGTCCTTTGTGTTGACGACTTAAACCATGCTATCTTCTCCTGATTGGTATACTCTTTGGTTCCGACTACATATGCGTAGACTTCATCTCCCTTGATGTCCTTTTCTTCCAGTTCCTTGGCAAGTGCCTGCCCACGTTCAAATTCTGTCGCGTTTCCGCCGTCTTTGACATATGCCACCATTGCCTTTGATGAGTCTTCGTCGATGCCCAGGTCTCCATACATTGCCGCCTGGAGTTTCTTATTCGTAGTCTTCTCTGCCCACTGGTCTCCTGCTGCCGTGTCTCCTGCCGCGTAAGCTGCCGCCGCCCTCTGTGCGTACTGGTCCTTGGTTACGCTGGAATCTCTCAGTCCGAGCAGGCTCTCTCCCGCTTCAAACTTTCCAAAGTCCCCGTTCTTGATGTCCTGCACATGCAGGTAAAGCGCATTGGCAAGTTTGTAAATATTGTCGGCAGGGATTCTTCCCAGTATAGCCGCACTCATTGCCAGCTCCGCACAGCTGTTGCGGAATTTCTCTGCGTCATCCGCTTTCCATCCGCTCTCGCATGCTTTGCGGAAATTCTCAGTAACCTTTGTGGAGTTCGTCATGAAGTCATTGATGGTACTGAGTCCCGGATATTCCATGTCATACCACTTTTCTTTTCCGGTGAGTGCCAGGAAGAAGGACTGTGCTTCTGATCCTCCCATTGTCATTCCGGAGAACGATGTCAGGAATTCATATATAGCTCTCATGAAAGTGCTCTCCGGTGTGACTTCTCCCTTGTCGTCCCGGTAATTCTTCATATTGTGGTAGACTGCTTTTGCAAGGACTCCCAATGCCGTCAGCATAAGCTGAGATGCAATGGTCGCTCCCACCGTTCTGCCAAACTGTCCACGGACTTTCTTCAGCTGAGCATCGCTGACCTGTTTGTCCTTGTGCATCTTCTCAAACGCGGTCAGCCTGCCCCAGGCATCGATAACCTCTCCGCCCATGTTAAAGGTCTGAGTCTTAAACATTCCGAAAATCTTTGTGGCAGGACTGTCGCTCCGGAGGAATGCGTTCCTCTGCATAACATCGTAGGAAGGCTGTGTCCTCTGCAGCATGTCGTTGTACAGTTCTGCTACTTTTCTGTTATACTCCGGTCCTCTCTTTTCCAGGTCCGGGAAGTGATCCTGCACATAATACTCCGTAGCAAGGAACAGTCTGTTTGTAGTCCAAACATCGACTGCCTGGATGAAGTTGGTCTTCTGCTTGAATTTCTGCAGTTTCTCAGACTTCTGCACAAAGTTCTTCGGCTTATAGACTTCTCCCATCTCCGTTCCGGACATGCCCTGCCGTCTCATGTAAGACCACGGGGTAATGCTGTCCATGTATTCCAGGTCAGCCTTCCGGAAGAAGTTGTTCGGAGCAAATGCTTTGGCAATCGACTTTGTGTCAAGTACGACTGCCGCGAAAGGTGCCGATGCTGACTGTTTAATAGATACACCGATGTTCCAGTTCAGCACGGTTCCCGCATAGGTAGACTTGAGGGACGAGAAGAGCTTTGCTCCCGGTCCTTCTGCTCCCGGTGCTCCGGTCTGAATATCTCTGAGCACATTCCGGATATAGTCTGTTCCGGTCTTGCCCCACGTTTTGTTGATTGCTTCGCCAACACTGGTTCCGCCTGTGGTCTCCTGCCATTTGATAACCTTATTGAAATCTCTGACAGGAATTGCAAGGCCGTAATACTTCGCGGTATTTGTTGTCTGTCTCTGAAGCACCACTGCCACATCTTCCAGCAGGACAGGTTTTGCCGCTCCTTCTTTTCTTTCCTTCAGTGCTCCCCATCCTTCGATGGTTCCGTCCTGGATAAGGCCGGTGATGTCACCCATAACGAAGTTCGGATCCGTCCTGATTGGGAAGTAGTTGTCCACCGTCGCTTTGTAGGTACCATTCAGTTCCATAGAGGTTTCATTGATGGCATCCTTTGTATCTACATTGAGGAATTCCTTTGCAAGATTGGCGAATGCCTTCTCGTCTGCCGTCATTCCGTCTGTAATTCTCTTGATGTCAGTAGGCTGCAGTTTCAGTCTCTCCTGATATCTGTAGGCTTCCGCGTATTTTCCCTTCTGGTATAGCTTTGCATCCGGGATCTCAATGCCTGCTCTTGCAATGTGGTTCCGGTTCTGGTAATTCAAGCTGTGCAGATAGAGGGAGATCCTCATGCCCTTGTTGATGTAAATTGGCTTTCCGTCTTCTCCCTTGTAGCCTGTGTCGATGTCTGTCTGATACCATGTTCTGACCAGGTCCGGATGCGCATCAAGGAAAGTATTGAATTTCTTCGATGCTCTCATGGTGAATTCGTTCTGCCTGGTCTGACCATCATTCAGAGCTTTGCCCAGTTTGGTCAGGACACCGTCCCTCTGGTAACCGTCAAGTCTCGCCATCGCCCTTGTGGGGTTCAGCATATTGAGCGCATATCTTCCAAATGTGGATCCAATGACATTTCTGTCGTTGATTCCCTTCGCCAGTTTCTGCTGTGCGATCACCCGCTTACCAGCTGTCGCCACCTGGATCTGCAGTTCTTTGTCCAGGATTCGCTTTGTTGCCTGCTGCATATAGGTGAGTTCTACAATCCTCTCCGTAAGTTCTGCCACTTCCGGTCCGGTCATGTCGGCAATTCTCTTCTTTGAAAGTCGCTCAAATGCCCGTCTTGCCTTCTCATATCCGATCAGTCTGTAGTTCTCATCCTGTGCGGCAAGCTGGTCTGCTTCTGTCTTCAGCTGTTCCAGCTTTTCTTTTGTATTCTTTCCGATTCCCTTCGCAAACAGGTCAAGGTCTCCTACCAGTGCTTCCTTCCTCGCTTCGAAATCCGGTCCGCCCTTCATCCTTGCGAGTCTCTGTGCAGCCTTGAGGAGTCTTGTCCTGGCATCTGCATCAATTCTCCTCTCGCGGATCTTCTCCATCTTCTGCTCATATCTCTGCTGCATCCGCGCCAGCTGATTGTTCTTGTCGTTCCGGAGAGCCTCCAGTCTTGCCTTAATCTTTTCAGAGTCTTTCCCCTCTGCGTTCCGGAGTCTTTCCCGCAGGTCCCTGATAGTCCTGTTTTTCTCTGCAAAGGCTTCCTTCATTTCTGCCTTATGCTGTTTGATAAGGTCATTGCGGACGGACTCCAGGACTCCACCGAATGCCGGTGTGCCTGCTGCCGAGTAGTAATCGTTCAGAATATCCTGTCCGATCATATAGGACATTTCGTCCAGATTGTCCTGACTGGTTCCCCACGCTTCAGTATATGTTACCTTCTTTCCGGAGACTTCCTGTGCCACTTCCATGATACGGAGCATCTGCTCGGACTCGTTCTGGATATCGTCCGGGAACAGCTCCGGATACTTCTCGTTCAGCTCCTGATATGCAGAGTCAACGCGCACAAAGTTCCCTGCATCATCTCCGACAATGGTCAGATTCCCAAATGCTCTCCTCCGGAATGCTTCGTAGCTGTCGTATGCCGCAGCCATGTCTGCTCTGACTTTCTCTCCGGGCAGGATTCTGTATGTCTTCAGCTCCCGCTTAAGGTTCGGATACTGTTTCCGCATGGTGTCATCATCCACAATGATTCCCTGCATTACTTCCCGTCCAATATTGGATGCGACAACAGCAATGTCATTGGCATCCTTCTGGATGGCGGCATTCATCTTTTCACAAAGAGACCGGATAGCTTCTGTCAGATCCCCTTTCGCCGTCTTGGAACCGTAGCTCCTTCTCAGCTTCTTGGCCTGCTCCTCTGCAAACTTATCGACATCGACTTTCTTTCCTTCGCCGATAGCCTGGTGGAGTGCCGCGTTCATGGCTTTGATTGTGTCGTTGGTCTTGGACATTTCCTCAAAGTATTCCTGCTGCTGATAGGTAACCTTTGTCGGATCATCTTCGTCCAGGAAGAACACCGAGTCTCTTCCTGCAGCATCGTTCTTCTCGGAGACGACATCTTGCCACAGGCTGAATGCGTCGTCTTCGCGGGAGGAATACCGGATATCTGTACTCTCTGTCGGGTTTTGATTTGTAGTGAGCTTTACCTGATTTGGATTCTTCGCCACAACTACCGTTCCAAGTTCCTGATGTCTCCCTACTCTTGCGTTCTTTACAATAACACCATCGTATCTGTCATCATGAATCTTTTCAGCTACAGTCAGTCTGAATCCTTCGTTTCCCTTTCCTCTCGCATCCATGACATATGGATGAGTCACGTTAGCATAGAGTTTGTAAGTGCGGTTATTCGGTGTGTTCGTGATGGTTCCCTTTGTCCCTTCCGGAATGCGGACCTTCACCTTCCTGTCTCTTACTTCCTGCAAAGTCCCAGGATCCTCTTCGTCCCAGGCCCGAACAGCTTCTGCGAGGCTGTCAGCGAGTACATCTCTGTACTGTTCTTCGCTTTCATATTCAGCCTCGTCATAGACTTCCGCATTGCTATCAAGAGAAAGCCATGCTGTCGCAAAGTCATCAGCGGAGTATTTTCCCGGACTATCCATCATTTCTCCGATGGTTGTGTCCTGAGAATGCTTCATCTCATATCTTCTGTATGCACGTTTCAGTTCTCTGCTGCGTTCTGCAATATTGTCCAGTTCGTCCTGCAGGTCGTAATAGTCTTCCCGATCCCAGTCGTCATCCAGTTCGCGCTGTCTTTCAGCAATTTCGTGGACATCCATATAGGACTCCGCATTTGGATTCTCCTGCAGGAACCTCCGTCTGTCTTCCTCTGATTCAAAGCGGAAATGCTTTCCGATTCTGTAAGACTCTCCCCTGGTGTTTTCTCTCTGTGTTGTCTCGTCCGGGTCAAACAGCTTCCCTTCCCAGTTTCCTGCGTAAGAGTCCGCGTCCCTTCTGCTGGTTGTCAACCATATTCCATCTCTTCCTTCGCGGAATTCTGTAAAGCCTGCAGTCGGTGTGCCATGATAAAGTGCCAACAGATTTCCGTTCTCGTCTCTTGCCTGTGATTCTTTGTAAAAATCCTGCTGCCGTTCTGTGAGATTGAACCCTTCAGAGTCACGGGATGAATACTGCGTCTTGTTCCTGCTTCTATATGTTGGGGACCCTTCGTAGTCTATTTTCACCCCCTCTGCTTCAAGTGCTTCTCTCAGCTGCGGTGTTACAACATTAAAAGGAACCGATATTCCCGAATCTCCCAGTGTTTCCTTCCACATTTTTGCCACTTCTGATTCATTCAAAATGCGGACCGGTTTTAAATAACGTGAAAGATATACCATCCTTCTGTTGTTTTTCAGTTTCCCTGCAACTGTTCCGGCTTTCCAGTCAAGTACTCCGGTTGCGTCCTTTGCATATTCTGCTCTGTACGGATTATCGATCTCGCTTTTTGGTATTACGCACTCGACAGTAACAATATTCGTCCTGTTATATGCTTCTTCAAATTGGTCATTCAGTACAAGATTTGATGAATGTTCGTAGGGGTTGTATGCAGCATCGATGCTTTTGCCGTTGCCCTTGTTTAATGTATAGTATCCTTTTCCATTTTTAATCTTAATGTGAGACGGATCCTCTACTGCCTGCTGCCATATCCCTAGTTCAGACGGGTTTGTCAGTCGATACTTTCCGTCCTCTCCCTTTACTTTCGCCGCCATGGGTGGGTAAAGTTTCCCGTCGATCAATTGCATTGCTTTGTATGTGGTGATATAGTCCCCGTTCTCTATCTCTTTTTCAAGTTGAGCAACAAGGTTCTGGTCTGAAATTCTCTCGCTATACTGGACTTTACCTCTGTTTACGATCTCGATGGTGTTCGCGTCTACCTCATGTTCGGAACCTTTGTATTCTGCAGAATCGCGGGATGAATACTGCTCTCGATTGGTCTCTTCTTCCTCAATTACTTCCAGGTCGTTCTGCTCGTTATCGATTGCCCGGAGAGTATCTCTTGTGGCCTGCGCGATTTTATCTGCATCTTTGTAGTTATTTGAATTGACGGCCTGCGGGATGCTCGACACCTTCACGTTTGTGACATCAATGGCCTTGGGTTCATGATATGTCCCGTCATTGTTGTACATTCTCCGGTCGATGAGCAGCTTCCAGTATCCTTCATCGTTTGCAAACTGAGAGAATCTCGGCTGGTATCCAAGTGATGCACAGTATTCCTGGAACCTTCTTCCGTTTTCGTCCGCATCTTCGATGGTGAGACTTGTATCCCAGTATTCATACGGGAACAGGCTGGATATCTGCTTTTTGTTCAGCTTTACTCCATATTCTTTTGCGGTCTTATCTAAGTAGAATCTCCGGTACAAATCATTCAACCACGGATTCCTGTCAAGCATCTCCTGCTGTTCGTCTGAAAGAGTTCCGATCTTCCGCATGAGAATATCCTCACGCAGTTTTCTCATCTTTACCATTTCTTCGCTGTTGTCGATGATCTTGTCGTTCTGGGAGTCTTCGTAGCTTTTCGCGTCACTGAGGTTCTCGTTTACCGCAGTCATCAGCGCAGACAGTGTTTCCTTGGAGCTTCCTGACGGATGCCACGGGATTACAAATGATATTCTCTTATCCTTAAGGGCCAGGCGGATGTGCTTATCATTGATGCCGACCAGGATCATCTGCACATTGTCGTATTTTTCCGTTTTCTTTAGAGCTTCATTGAAATCAATCCCTGTAACATTTGAGAATACAAGTTTATTTCCGACATATCCGTTATCCTTCGGCATGATGGACAGGTTCACTTCGGCTCCAGCTGTCGCGAACATATCCACAGCTTCAATCACCTTTGTGTATAACTGTACCTGCGAACCTGCTGCCTGACACTCCAGGAAGGTCATCAGATAGTCGATGCCCCATTCTGCTCTGAAGTCGGATGTAGACTGGAATCTCTGTCCTCCGATAAGGTTCTGTGCTTTCGCTCTGGTGTTTGCTCTCTTTACTGCTGTCTTTGCGGCCTTAATATCCTTTTTGAAGAATACGTTCTTTGCCTTCTCCCACTTTGTCTTGTTACCCTTGATGAAATCGCCGATGGTCGCACCCGAATAAGGCATGATGGCCTTTCCCATGCCTGCTCCTCTTGTGACTCTGTATTTCCATGACTTCGCGTACTTCGATGCAAAGTCTCCCGTTCTTGTAAGGTCAAGAAGGATTTCGTTTGGTACGGATTTGTAGCTCGGATCCAGTTTGTATCCGCCCTTCTTGTCAGATACGCAGCGGACCTGCGTTACCCAGTTAAAGCTCTCAACATCTCTGAGTTCCTTCTCCAGCTGATCGCACTTTTTCTCGATCCTTCTCTGTTCCTCCAGGTCCCCTTTCTGCATTGCCTCCTGCAGGTCTCTGTCAAGTTTTGCCGCCTGATTCTGGAGAGCAGTCTTCCTGGAATTGACTCCCTTCGCATCACCGTATCTGTCCAGCATCGTATTGATATACTTCTTTACCTCTTTCTCCGATGCGTTTTCAAATCTTACCTGGCACTGCCGCATTGTTTCAAGGAGTGACGGGACACCCATCCATCTTGAAAATACATAGCATACCGGGCATGGTACAGACAGACCATTATGTGCTGTCGCGTTATATGCATCGATAACTTCTTTTCTGGTGAGTCCTCTTCCCTTCTCTACCATCGTTTTGGACAGTACATCGATGAGGCCCTGTGTCTTTGCGCAGATCGTACCGTAGTCCACGGTTGTCGCGTACTGAGCATCGGCGTTGGACTTCACAGAGCTGAACATCATCGAACCTGCAATTTCCCAAACCATCGGAGTGGACGCGCTGTCGTACTTCAGTGTCAGGTTCATCAGATCTGCAAACATCTTCAGTTGTTTATCTGCTGTTTTCTCGTCAATCGTGTTATTCTGCCGGGCAGCTTCAATCAGATATCCCATCGGAGTCTGCCGCATATGCTCCTCTGTTACCTTCTTTACTGCCTCCCCCGTCTTCGGGTCAATAATCTCAAAGGGGAATCCTTCTGCGTTTAACCGCAGGTCGAAGTCAAGTGCCTGTGCGAATTGCCGTATAGAGAATGCCTCTCTTGCGGTTTCGCTATCCTGTCCATTGGTTTCGACGACTTCTGCCGCAGGTACTACCTTCTCTGCAGTCTCTGCCTGCTCTGCTTCCGTACTGATATTTTCTGTTCTTACGGCATCCTGCCTTGCAAGGTTTTCTGTCGCAAAGCCAAGGGCCTCCTGCCACTTCTTCCGGATCTCCTCATATGCTTCCATATTTTCCCGGATGGCCTGTGCTTCTCTGGATGTTGATTCGTAGGTGCCTAACATCTGACGGAAGAAATCCTGGATGTTGTCGAATACCTTTTTGACATGATCCCAGACATACTTCTTTGTCCGTTTACTCATCCCTTCAAATGCTTTAGTTGCTGTCTCGTTGCCGTTCAGCATATCCTCGCAGGCTCTCGCGACAATCTCTCTCATTGCATCGTCATTTGAATGAGGTATCATTTTCCCGGACTCGTCATATCTGGTCTCATTCCGGTCCATTCGCTTGCGCTCCGCGCTTATCATCTGGTTTATTGTGAGGCCTTTTGTATAATTTCTGTTCTTTGACAATTCCGTAATGACGGCATCGGAGATTTCTTTATACATTGCACTATCTGTCTTTTCCAGATAATGTGTGAGCTCATGGGAAATAATCGGGAGCATTTTCTGGATGTCTGCCAGTTCTCCGGTCCAGTCTGAAATTCTGTTCATGCCTGCATTTACGTCCAATGTAACTGTCGGTCTTCCATTAATAACCTGGAAAGATCCGTTTATCCCTCTGTATACTCCTCCTTCTGCTCTGCTCTCGATAAATCTCACATCCAGACCAAGCCCTTTTGAAATCAACGCCCCCGCATACTGCACCCGGAATCTCTGCTGACTTGTCAGTCTGTTCATATTGATAGATGATGTATCAATATTACCTGCTTTTACGGCTTTGATTTCAATTCCTTCAACAGCCTTCTGCACTCTGTTTGTGGCCTCGATAGGATGGTCGCGATTTGCATCTGCAGCTCCAGCTCTCATAGCTGCATCTATCTGTTCAGATGACATAGTCTGGAATGCCGCCTTCTCCATATCTCTGCTTACGGGCGTTCCATGATAACCGTAGTTGTAATATGCTGCAAAAGGTTTGTATGCTTCGATACGATTTTCTTCTGCAATGTTCTCGTTAAATGCCTTTTTCCCTTCTTCCCCAAATCCTTCTGCAAGATTCTCCCTTGCTGCCTTATATGCCTCTTCGCGCTTGCTTTCCTCCGTCTCGCGGAATGAATTACTTTCTATGATATCTTCTGCAGCAGAAATATAAGCAGTCTTTTCAAGAGCAGACACTTTCTGTCCCTGTTCCTGCTTCTGTTTTATGTCTTCTGCGATATCTGCAAGTCTGATTGCCTTGTCCAGGTCTTCTTCTGTATAGTTTGTGATATCCAGATCTCTGTTAATGTATTCTGCCGTCGCTGCGGCATCGGAAACATCAGCTCTAGAGGCAGAGCTGACACGGCCTGCAATCTGCGGAACATTCAGTGCTCCTGCATTCAGTGCTCCAAGCAGTGCAGAATACAGTGCGTTCGGGTCCAGCGGATTAAGGTTTGCCACAACAGGATTGCCTTCCTGGTCTTTCATTCCGAGTAAAGCCTGTGTCCAGTTCTCTGTGTAAAACTGTACATATTCCTGTGCAGCTTCGCTGCCCATGTCGGACATATAATCTATAACTCTGTTGAGGATCTGTTTTCCTGCAGGTGTTCTGCATACTCTGTCGAGTGCTTTTGTGAAAGCATCTCCTCCGATATCCTGTATAACTCTCTTGATTGCACCTCCGCCAAAGGCTTGGATACCACCGAGCAGGAAGTTTGTTGTCATTTCATCGATGCCCTGCTGCAGACTGTACATACTAGCTGTTGATGTACTTTCCCCTGCATTGATAGCTTCTCTGTAAGAGTTTCCAGCCTGTGAGAAAGCAAATACTGCACTACCTGCCTGCGGTCCAAGGAAGGCACTTGCGACAATACCCGGAAGCATGTTTCCGGTAGACTGTGCAAGGTCGTACACTACATTCTGCACTTTTGAGTTGTTCTCATCTCTCCGGATCTCAGCTGCGAGATTCTGTGACACCGGTGTCGCTTTCGTGTTGCTCGTTCCGAGTGCCACATTCCCTACTTCTCCAATTCCACGGATGCCCTGTCCTAATCCTGACGCTAACGTATACAAAGCCTTCGAAGCAGTTCCTGCTTCTTTCGTTCCGCCTTCGTAAATATCTTTGGCAATTCTCGCATTGATGTCATCCAGCAGCGCATCATGGTACTCTTCAGCCTTCGAAAGACCATTTAAAGCCAAAATGGCATTATAGTTCCGTTTTTCTTCCGGGGTCATCATGGTGTAGGCTCTTGCCCGGTCTGACTGTATCGGTGATCCCTTTGATGCCTGTTCTGCTGCCATGAGAGGATTGTTCTCTGCAAGGCTTCCTGCGGCGGCAAATTTCGTCAGGTTCTGGCTGCTCATGCGGTCAATGCCAAACTTTTTGTCCAGGTCCTCGTTCATCGGATTTCCGGTTGAGCGCAGGGAAGGATAGAGCACATCCCCGAAGTTTGCTGTCGCGGATCCGCTCGGATCGTATCTAAGATAATCTCTCGCCCGGTCGAGTACCGTTTTCTTTCCGACATCTTCCGGATTTATGTCTTTGATAGTCTCGTCGGTGATGTTCCCTTCTCTTCCGGACTGTCTCCTGATTTTACCTTCCTGTTTTCTGCGTTCCTCTTCCTGGTCAGCAAGGTACTGCATCGCATTCTGTCTCAGCTGCATCACTTCCACAGCATTTGTGCCACCGATGCTCTGCGTCGATTCTCCTTCCGGATGTGTCCTGCGATATTCCGCTATCAGTTTCTGCCCTTCATCCTGGGTATACTGGTGCCTCGGCTGGCTCTGTCTCTGTCTGTATTCAGTACGCGGGTCGACTTCTGTGCTCTTCTTTTCAAAAGGTTCCTCGATCTTTGGTACCTGGACGAATGAGTCTTTTCTGTTCTCAGTCCTGTTCTGTGCCTGTTTCGTCCGCCTTGCCTGCAGCTCTGCCTGCTGCTGTTTTAATCGGCTGATGTAGTCGTAGTTGTTGCGGTTCATTGCGTCCCGGAGTTCCTGCACCTGTGCCGCCTGGTTCTGGAAGGCTGGTCTCTGCTGTCTTGCTCTGTCGTCAACCGTCTGTCTTGCAAGATTATAAAGCGCATTATCCCTGTTTACCGGGTTGGATGCTGCCGCACCCATCTGACCTACTGCCTGTCTGTATGCATTTGCCTGAGATGCGCGATAGGTCTTCTCGGTTCTCATCGGTGCAACATAGTTGGGATCCTGCTGCCTTTTTTCTCTGAAGTTTCTCAGATACTCTTTCGCATTCTCCCGTGAATTAGAAGCGTCTACCGGATATACTTTCTTTTTGTATTCTTTCGCCATGGTCCACTCCTACTTTTTCTTTTTTGCCGCTTTTGCTTTTCCTCTTGTAGTTTTCCCTCTGGTTGACTTTGTATCGGTGTAGTCCGCGTTATCCTGTGCCGTTGAGTAATACATTCCGTATCTGTCCTGCATGCTTACTCCGTCATTGTTTCTCAGATTAAACACTCTTCCGAGGCCGTTGCTATCGTTCTGGATTCCTGATACCGTCTTTGCCAGCGTCGTCCCTACCGGTTCATTCAGCGCGAGATGTGTAATAATTGCATTATCGTTCAGCATGGACTGGGCAAGGTCGTTCGCCGCCGCTCTGCCATCTGTCGCCGCAATGGTATTTATCATATCCACAGCATCTTCTACCTGGATATTGCCATTGTATTTATAAGGGTCTGTGTCTGAGCCTTTTTTGGAGCTTCCGCCCTTTCTTCTGCTTCTGCCTCTTCCGCCTCCGCCACCGGAACCACCGGAGCCTCCGGTGCCTGCTACTGTCTGTGCTGCCACTCCCTGGAGTGCCGCAAGGGTCTCCGGTTCCAGCCGGTTCGCATACTGGGCAGGAATCGCAATGCCGTTCTGAGCAAGGGTCAGTGCCTGCTTGAAGGCATCGTCATAGTCGCTGATGGCATCCCGATCCAGCTGATAGTCCAGGTTCGTGTCATACTGATAGAGATCCATATCGTTGTCCATGCCTGCCTGATACTGGCCTGCATAGTAGTCTCTGTCCTGCATGTACCGGTTCAGCTCATCCCGCCAGATGTTGTAGTCCATGTCGGTGCCGTACTGATATTCATTCCAATCGTTGTTGTAGAAATTCTGGTACTGGCCTGCATAGTAGTTCCGGTCGTCCTGCCAGTTCCTGTAGTTGTTGAGCCAGCGGTTGTAGTCGGATTCGTCAAGACCCTGGACTGCCGACAGCTGGTTGTACCGGTCT